GGGGTCGTTCGCGTGATCTACGCCTGCGGCAAAACCTTCTTCAAAGCCACGCTTGTATCCGTGTTCTAAGCCGTTGCCACTGCCGTCAGCAAAGCCTTCATCGTATCTGTCCTGATACCAATCAAGTGTCTTGGCAAAGCGTTCGCATAGAACCTCCACCCATTCTTTTGGAAGCATCTCATGACCCATCAGGTACACCTGACGCAGTATCTCTTCATCGCTTAAGTTTTTAGGTTGAATGCTTTGCATGTTCGTCTCCAAGCTTCGTCGCCCGTACTGGACGCTTGTAAAATTTTAAGAATAGCTTCGACCGAGGGTCGGTAAGCCACGAATACTTCTCCACCATTGAACCAGTTGTAAACAGATTGCCGAGAGGCTCCTGTCACTTTGGCTATCTTAATGGCAGAGAAGTCATGATGCACAGCCCAACGCCCGAGTTGGTTACCCAACGTCTTAGGCGCTTTCTTGACTGCGTCAATTACTTGTTGTGAGTAGGCCATTTTGTAGGTGGGGGCCGAAGCCCCTTGTTCCTTTATTCGGCTTCGTCCCAGTCGTCCACCATGGCAGACAAGTCAGCTTTGGCCTTGGGCACAGCGTTGGGCTTCTTCTCATCCTTACGAACTACGGGTTCCTCGTCATCCTCTGCGGGCAGGGGCGCGGGCTTGGCTTTGGCCTTAGCCTTGGGTGCGGGCGCTTCCTCTTCCTCAACCACAGGGGCGGGGCGCTTGCCTTCAATCTTCAAAGGCGCGGGAACAGAAACGCTTTCAGACTTAGAGAAAGACATTGTGACAGCCTTAACAGCTATGTCTGTCTTACCTTGTTGCTGAATAGTTGGGAACTCGTCGTCAGTCAACCAACGCATAGCCTTGAAGAACAGCTTGGGCGCTTCAGACTTGGTATCAAACTTCATACGCGTGATGACCTCAGACGGGTCAATGTTCTGTGCGCCCAAGTGACGAGCATACGCCTGTAGTGCGCGGTTCTCGCCTTCTTCTTTACCGAAGATAGACTTAGCAGGCACAGTCATTTGCAAGACAGAACCGCTCATGTCATTGGCCAACACCACAGCAATCTGTTGTTGGAAGCGGCAAGCGCGGCTGTTGTTCTGACCAGAACCCGCAATGTTTTGTTCGCACCCATCGCACTTAGTGTGTTGTGGGTTACGTGCATCGGGGCTAGGCACCTTGCCGCTTTGTGACCAGCAGTCGGGAGCGCTGGCTTCACCATCGTAAGACTTGGCATAAAACACGCGTGAAACATCAGGCGCGGCATTGACAATCACTACGTCGAGGTAACGCTCTTCAATAGCGGCGATCTCTTTGCCACCTTCGTTGAGACGGAATACACCACCTTTGATGGAGATGCGCTTTGTGCCGCCACCAACTGCACCACCGGCTAAGGCCTTGGCAATAGGTGACAACGATGTGCGGTTCTTTGCGAACGCGGGGGCTTGGGCGGGGTTGAATAGAGCTACATTGCTCATAATGATTCTCCTGATTACTTAGTTGGTTTACGAACTGAAATGGCGTACTCTGTTGTAGAGTTAAGCCCTGCGGGAACTAGACGTGGGTTCTCGGACAAAAAGGTTGCCATGTTGGTCTGCGCAATACGCTTCTCCAACAAATCCAACGCATCGTGTTCCTTGATGAACTCTTTAAAAGAGTCCCAGTCTTGTGTGTTGTAGCGTGTCTTGGTAGACAGCACTACGGTGCCTTGGTCTGTGCGTACACTGGATACACCGAGCTTGAGCATCTGATCTTTAAGCGCGATCTTCACCGCTTCTTGCTGATGCTTAATGTCTTCAACCTCATTCTCATACTGAGTTGTCAACTCTTGTATGCGTGTCTGCATCCTGCGATACACCTTGGCCAACTTGTCCATCGGGACAATGACCTCTGTCGATACTTCCTGAGGAGTAGGTTCCTCATCATCTATGTTTAACATTTGCTTCTCCTGTTTTATGTCTAAGGTTTAACATCATACACGGCATTTATTCTTGTGCAACTCCTTTCTTAAATATTTTTTACTTCACTGTCGAACATGCCGACAAGCAAAGCGTGATCGGAAACTTTTGTATTCATTGCCTTGAAAAGCTTCTTCTCAATCGGGCTTGATTCAATGTGCACCACAGTGACTTTGTCAGAGTCCTGACCCTTGCGATCAGCGCGGGCTATACATTGTGTATACATTTCTACTGACATGAGTGGGCCAAAGAAAACAACTGTGTCAGCGGCAGTTAGGGTAATCCCGTGGGCTGTCGCTTGTGGTTGCAAAACTAACACACGTATGCTATCTGTCGTCTGAAAGTCGTTAATGATTTGTCCGCGTTTTGTAGCAGACACGTCGCCATGAATTTGGTCAACGGCATAGCCGTGATTAGTAAGATAAGTAACAATCGTGTTAATGCTTGAGCGGAATAGGGCAAAGATAATTACCTTGCGGCTTGTCTCTTCTAACACTTCTTCCAAAACATTTAAGCGCGGTGCGGCATCAAACTCCACAACTTCTTTTTCATCGGTGTATGCGGCACCACAACTTATCTGTAGCAGTTTGTTTACAGCAACGCCTGCATTGACTGCGCTGATTGTTTCTCCGGCAGCTTGGAAAAGCATCTGCTCTTTGAGTAGCTTGTAGTACTTAGCTTGCTGTGGTGTCATTGGTACTTCGCGTGTGACTGTGATGACTGGTGGTAAGTCTAGGCACTGGTCTTTGGTAAAACGTATTGCGGGTTGTAGCGCCTCGTATACAAGTTCTTTAGCGTTGGGCTTTGGAGCCCACTTGAACACAGTCAGTTTGTTCATTACCTTGTCGCGCCACGATGTTTGAAACTTAGGAACACCGCTAGGGTTAACCAACTTTGCTAGTCCGTATGCGTCCACTGGAGACTGCGATGCGGGTGTGCCCGTCATCATCCACAGATACGTCTCAGGCTTGATGATTGATGCAAGTGTTTTCCATCTGCGTGTTGATGGGTTTTTATATGCGTTAGCTTCGTCAACAATCACCAAGTCAAACCTACCATCGGCATTGACTTCAGAAGCAATTAAGTTCAGGCCGTCATAGTTGGCAATCACAATCTCGTAGTCCTGCTGAATCATTTCAATACGCCGACTAGCTTGAGCATGGTGCGCGACAACGACACTTCTATGTATTACGCTTCGGTTGATGTCGCCTACCCATGCGCTGTGCATGATAGACAGAGGGCACAGAACCAACACACGCCTTACTTCACCACGCTTCATCAAGAAGTCAGCCGCCCATAGCGCAGACAAAGTTTTGCCAGTTCCGGGGTCGTTAAAGCAGAACGCTCTGCGGTGTAGTGTGAGGAAAGCAGACGTCTCTATTTGGTGAGCCATTGGTATAAACTTTCCCGGCCAGTCGTAGCGCCTAGTGATAGGCGACGGCACATCCTTAACACCAAGATTGCGTAGCACCCTTGCTTCATCAAGCCCCCAGTACACAGCAACTTCATAGATGCCATTCTCTTCAGACAGCACCTTATGCTTTGGAATGATTGCATACTTACTCGGGTTGCGTGTGCGCAATACGAGCGCTTTGTCGTCAACTATTTGCATCTTCTTCTTCTTCCAATACGTAATGGAACTCTCTAATTTTTTTAGATGTAGCGATGTTTACAGACCTTGCTTGCTGTCTACGGCACACTTCTAAGCCAATCATGCCCAGTTCGTTTTTTTGTCTTATTAAAGAATCCAGCTCATCGCATAAAACTTTGTCATCGCCAAACCCTGCTAGCCACAAGTTGCGCAGTGTCTGCGTGTTTACATTTTCAAACCCTGTTGTTTCAGTTACCATCATGCGTCCTCCTTCAGCCTAGCCCACGGCGAGTTGTCTGAGTGATGGTTTAGTTCTTCCATTTTTTTATTTGTGTGCAGTCGTGCGGATGCGTCAGACCAAAAGTCTTCTTCTATCTCCGACACATCTACCCATGTATCTCCATAACGTGCACGCCACAAGTTGACTAACTCTGACAGCGGTATGGAATACACGGGGTCGTTATTAGGATTGAACATAGTCATGGTTACTGGCGTGTTAATTTGTTGGACAGCCTTTGCGTAGTCTTGCGGGGACAGCCCCATCTTTTTAGCAAACGCAACTTCCGTTGCGGTTAGCGTTACAGTATTTTTTACTTTTCCCATTTGCTTCTCCTTGATTTATTTTGGATTACGACACACATACTTAGAGCGATCGGTTAAGAAGTGAATCTCAAGTTCGCCTTCTCTTCTCATTCTGTCGTACGCATCTTTGTAAAACTGGTCTTCTATTACTTCCACCAGATCAACCCAGTCATGTCCCCAACGCGCTACCCAGAGATCGATAAGTCTTGCAGTCGGTATGTCACTTAATAGAGTGGTCTGACTTTCTTGCATACGAACGGTTTGCGCTCGCGTCTTTGACGCGGAGATTCGAACGTACGGTTTTTCCTCCTTTTGAAAGCGCTCTTTTGTGGTCGACATCTTTTCCATCTCCTTTATGTACTAGTCCTTCTTTTTCCATGATTGCTCGTGCTTTGTTTCGTGCGGCACGTTTTTTCTTAACCATTGGTGTGCCGTCATATTGCTCATACTCTTTTGCGTATGGGCGTGGTTTGTTTACGTAAGGCATAGATTTCCTTTCAGTGCTTCTTGTTGAACTCGCAAGTCTTTACTGGGCACCAACCGCACAGTGGCGTTTGGTTTGGGTTCCACACGTCGTTGGCAAAGCTTGCTTCTAGCCGCGCTATACGCTCACGATAGTCCCACCAGTGTTTGTCGGCGTCATCTCGTGCCATCGACATCTTGACCATATCATTTTTCACAATGAACAGCAATGCTGAGTTGACCTTGCGGATGTGTGGGAAGTGAGCGAACACCATGAGCGACATCAAAACTAACTGATCTCTATCGGGATACTTGTTGTTGCCAGTTTTCCAGTCACCTACCCATGCCGTAAGGTTGTCGTCATTAACAACAAGGATGTCAGCAATGCCGCGCACCCATACGTCTTTGTCTTTCCAACCAGTAGGCTTGAGGTCGACAGTCAGCGCCATCTCATACTCTGCAAGCTTGCGTCCGTTCTTCTTCAGCATGGCGTCCACTACAGGCTTGAACTGCTCGTACTCAGGAGGGATTGGTTTATCCTCTGCGATGTAGTCCTCAATAGCCTTGTGTACCTGATTGCCGTAACGTGTTGCCTCAGTCTCAGTGAACGGGTAGTTCTTCAAGACCTTGATTTCATGATAGCGGCGTTGGCACCCCTCAAAATCTTTGAGGGCTGAGTGTGACCATGCGGGTTGTTTCATAGTTTGGCTGAGTTGATTGCACTTGATAGGCGGTTGGCAAAGGCGGTAACGAAGCGTTCGTTGGCACACAGGTCGTGACCCATGTCGTAGAGGATACAGTGTGTAAGCTCGTGCCAAAACGTGTCCTCAATCTCACCTTGCTCGAACGCGTTGCCTTGGTTGTCGAACCGCGCTATCTCAATGCGGTTCTCGTCGTAGTACGTGCGCCCATAAGACGCAGGGTCTTGTATTGTTTGTGGGCGCGTAATCGTGTACGTCTTTTTGCCCACGCCGATGCGTTTTGGTATCTGCATTGCTTCTCCTAGCTTTTTGCTAATCCATATCTCCGGTGAGCGCCACCGTCAGCGTCCAATGGAATACCCTTCATGTAGAGCGGTTCCATAGTCATTTGCGCCAAGACCCATGTCTTAGCGTCAACCACTTCATCGTCAGGTACAACAGCAATCAACTCATCATGCACTGTGCCTGCGATCGGGTATTTCTTTGCTACCCTCAACATACCATCCGTCATAACAATACGTGCTAATGCCTGCGTAATGTTGTTCGTTATCTTTCCTGCATACAACTTGGTAGCGTGTGGCCCATAGACTGCTTGGCTCCTACCTTTGTCGTCCGTCTCATAGCGAAGATCAGGGTACAACAACTTCATCCCATTTGGTAATTCTATCTCACCTTTGCGGAACGTGATGCATTTATACACCAGTTCTTCGCCCTTTACAAGCGCCCTATGTAAAGCTGTTTCACAGAGACTCCAGAACGCTACAACAGGGTACGCAGTCCTCCTG